CTTTCACTCCGAGAGGCTGGCGAGGGTGAGGGCGAGAGCCGCACGATAACGGGCTACGCTATCCTTTTCAACACTCCGTCAGCGCCATTGTGGAAAGACGATGACAGCGATGCAGTTGAAATGATAGCGCCTGAGGCGGTTACACGTGAGTTCCTTGACGGCTGCGACATCATGATGACAATGTTCCACGACCGCCAACTGATATTAGCAAGAAGCAAGTACGGCGAGGGCACATTGACTTATGACGTTGACGACAAGGGCGTGAAGTTCACATTTGAGGCGGCACGCACCGCTGATGGCGACAAGGCTATCGAACTTGTAAAGCGTGGCGACCTTGCTGGCTGTTCGTTCGCCTTCACCACCCACTACTACGACAGCGACTTTGTCGAGAGAAAGGCCAATGTCATTAATGGCGTGTCGCACATCACTTACATTGTGAAGGCAATGACCGGGGTGTACGACTTCACAATTACCGATTGTCCTGCCTACCCCGCGACTTCCGTTGAGGCGAGAGACTTTGTCAGCGCCTTAAAAGCGCCTGAAAAGACTGAAGGGGAGGAGCAGGCGAGTGAAGAAGAGATAAAGAGAATGCGTGAGCAGTGGCGTGAAATGCGCCGCTCTGCGAAACGTGCAATCAGAATTGTTTAACTTAATATTTTTTCGCAATGAACGAGAAAAAAATCAACGTGCGTGACCTGATTAACCAATACCAGGCCAATTGCGACCGCATCAGAGAAATTGCTGATGCGTGCGAAAAGGAGCAGCGTGGTCGCACTGACGCGGAGAATGACGAGTATGAAATCCTCGTCCGTGACAATCAGCTGCTCACAATGAAGATGCAGGCTGCAACAGCTGAGCACCTTCGTGAAAACCCTAACGCTTCTGACGATGCTGCGCGCATCATCAGGGAGAACGCCCAGAACAAAAAGGCGACTGAAATCCTCATCGTGCGTGACATGATGATGGTCAGCGACGCTGCATCAGGCGGACTTGTTCCACTGAACATCGGCAGCATCATCAAGCCTTTGACAGAGGGCTTCATTCTCGACAAGGTAGGTCTTCCAATGCCAACAGGTTTGGTAGGTGATTTTGTCTGGCCTGTCTATGAGATGATAGAAGCGCAGATTGCTGGCGAGGGTGTTGCGCTTAGCGACACAAAGATACCTTTCAGCAAGCTCACTGCCACACCTGAGCGTATTGGCGTTGCAATCCCAGCAACCCACCAGTCAATTAACCAGAGCGGCAATGTAATCGAGACAATCATCAAGGAGATTATGCCTGCTGCTGTAAAGCAGTTGCTCAACAAAATTTTGTTCAGTACTACCGCTGTCAGCGGCGCAACTTACCTCAGGGGCCCGTTTGTTGGACTTGTCAGCTCTGCCGTTAACCTCTCATCGACACCAACCTTTGCTGAGCTCAATGCAATGAAGGCAGAAGTCCTTGAAACAGGTGTCACAGGTGATAACCTTTGCTGGGTAATGACTAAGTCGCAGAAGGCAATCCTTGAAGGTATGCCAATCAACTCCAACGGCATCTACGTGCCAATTATCCAGAACGACACACTTTGCGGCCTTCCAGTTTACACAACTAATCAGATACGTCAGAGCGCCGTATCTTATCAGAAGTACACAGCAGGCACAACCAATGCGTGGGCAGCCTATACACTCCAGGACGGTGACACAGTCACTTACGATGTCAAGGGCGACAGCGTAGCACACGCACTCGCAAAGATAACAAGCCCTGCCGGTGGCAAGATTGCTAAGGTAACCGTGCAGACTGAATACATCGGTCTTGGTGACTGGCGTTACCAGCCAATGGGCTTGTTCAATTCTCTGCGCTTCACCGTTGACCCTTATTCTCAGTCACGCAAGGACGCTGTTGATTTTGTCCTCAACTGCGACTATGCGACAAAGACACTGAGAAGCGACGCATTCTTGCTTGGCAAGGTAGCTGTTAGTTCCTAACGAATAAAATTTGATTGATTATGGCAACAGTGAGTTTAGCACTTTTTAAAAAGCATTGCAACGCTGACGAATATTCGACAGACGACACCTATTTGCAGCATCTTCTTGACGCAGCAGAGGCGGCGGTGGTAAGAGCGACCAATCGTACAAGTGAGGAGTTGATAGCCCTTGGCGATGGGACAACAATGCCACTGCAACTTCAGCAGGCAACAATGATGCTTGGTGCGCATTGGTTCAACCAGCGTGAGAGTGTGAGTGCGGCAGAGATGCACGAAGTGCCTGACTCCCTGTCTGCCCTAATCAAGCAGTTCAGAAAACTCGGTAGAACAAGTTCAACAAGTTCAAGCAGTTCGGACGAATGAGAGCAGGCGCAATGAGATACATGCTGCAAATCCTTCAGCCCACGACGGTTGAGAACGATTTTGGCGAGCAGACGATCGTTTGGTCGTTGACTAACACCGTGCACGCCGAAAGAGTGAAAGCGACAGGTCGAAGGGCGGAAGAGGTGAGCGAGCATTTTCCCGACTACTCCGTGCAGTTCAATATTCGAGATGCCCACACCATCTCGGAGAACTGGCGAGTGCAGCAGCTGGGCGGACATCTTTACACCGTCGTTGCAATCATACCGAACATTAATCGAGGTATGTTGACGTTGAATTGCGAAAGAGTAAACGAGTAGTTATGGCAGAGGTAGTTTATCAGTCGAGCGCAGATTACGACAAGCCGTTTGTCGAGCTTTTTCAGGCTCTAAGTCTGAAAGACCAGCGCAAGGTGCTGCGTGGTGCTTGCCGCAGGGAAGCCAACCGCCTCAAGAAGGTGGCAAAGACCAAGCTGCGTG